TTCCCCCGCCTGCGGGGGACAGAATACGCAGGTAAAAGGAGGCAAAAATGAAAAGAAAAAATGAAATTAAAAAAATAAAAATAATTAGAGTAGACAAGCAATCAGGAGAGAGAAGTGAAGAAGAAGAAACGAATGAAGTTTTAAACAGATTGAAGGGGTGTTACAACGACGTGGACAAGATACTGGAAGAATTTTTTAACTCAAAAGAAGAAGAATTAAGATTGCAAACAATGTTTGCAATCTACGTAATTAAAAAAGAAGGAGGTGAAAGCGGTAAAAGGGCAACCGCTTAAAAAAGCCCCGGGGAAACGCCTGAAACCCCGTAAACAAAAGGCAGGCAAAAACTTCCCCCGCAGGCGGGGGTAAAATACGCAGGTAAAAATAGAGGAGGTTTATTATGTATAGATATGATGTGTATTTAAAAGAAAAAGGAAAAGAAGAAATAAAAGAATTGTTTGAAAATGAAAGAGTAGGGTGGGAATCAATGAATAATTGGGTATCAAGCAGCTGGTTTGACGGCTACTCGATATGTCTGGACAGTTCAAATGTGATTGAAATAAAAACTGAAGAACAAAGGGAAAAGTATATACAAAATAATAATTTTAATATAAATTATTTTGTGCATAAACGGGTATACGAAGACGATGAAAGGGTTGATATTGAGTATTATTTATATTATGTTAAAGAATATTTAACAGATGCGATTAAATTTTTAATAGAGTTAGAAAAAGCTGATTTATATAGAAAAATAAAAGTAAGAAATAGAATAATTAAATCTTTAAAGAAACAATTACAAAAGTAATTGTTTCTTTCCTGCTGGCGAGCAGGTAAAATATACGTAAGCCGTTAATCGGCCGTGTAAAAGCACGCTGATTAACGGCTTTTTTATTTTGGCTGAAACTAAAAAATTAAAAGGAGGAAAAAATGAACGAATTAACACAAAAACAAAAAGTGGTTGCGATTAATTTGAGCAACCACCCAAGCGACAAATGGTCGCAGGAGCAAAGGGATGCTTTTTACTCACTTGTAATGGAAGGTTATCAAAATTGGAAGGTTGACTTTCAAATCATTGATATACCTTTTCCGAATGTTCCGCCAGAAGCGGACATTTTGGAAGTAAAAGAAATTGCCGAAAATGTTTTAAAAGAGTTAGGGGAATACAATTTTAAATATATAATGTGTCAGGGGGAATTCTCATTAACATATAATTTAGTAAAAATGTTAAAAGGTTGGGAAAAAATACCCGTTGTAGCAACGACAAAACGGGAAGTAGTTGAAAAAGAAAACGGGGAAAAAATCTCTGTTTTTAAATTTGTAAGATTTAGAGTATATTAAAAATTAGGAGGTGTAAGATGAAAAAAATTGTAAAAAACAGTATGAGAGCGTTAATTCAGCTATCAAGAAACTATGACAAGATTGAATTGCATAAATACGGCGAGGGAAAGGTGTATGAATATGATTTAAGTAAAAAGAAAGATAGGGATACTTTATTGACATGGTGGAAGCATCCAAAAGTTTTTTACGAAAAAGAGGACTGCTGGACAACGGAACCAGCAGGCATAACATATGAATACGTGTGGATATTAAAATAAAGGAGGTTAAAAATGATTATCATATTAAAAAAATTAACTATAATTAATTTCAAAGAAGGAAATTTAGATTTTTTGTTGGGGAGAGAAATTGAATATGAGGCTATAGGTTATAAAGATGATGAAGAAGGTGTATTTTTGCAAATCAAAAAAGAAGATTACAAAAAAATTGAAAAAATATTGACCAACCTGAAAATTGCATTTTTTATAATTGATATAAGCGAAAGTGATGCAATAAATTTCTTTAAATTTTTAAAAGATAATTTTGGCACTAAAGAAGAAGACGAAACAAGAGTTTTATGGAGTTTTTTATATGACTGGGCGGCAATAAATACAGAGCGTATACAACAATTAGCAAATTTATATTTATTTATAGCAAAAAAAAAATAAAAAAAGAAGGAGGTGAGTAAGAATGTTAAATTTGTATTTGAAAGAAGTTAACAACAAAGATGAACTAACAAAAGAATTTAGGGATGAAAGAAATAATTGGCATTTGGCGAGTTGGTGGAATGAGTATGATGTTTTTATTCCAGCAGGTGGAAGGGTAGTAAAAATAAAAACAGAAGTAGAAAAAGATGAGTTTTTAAAAAATGGTTTTTATGGTGAATCATTCTATATAGTGCGGAGATATTATGAAGATAACAGAGAGGAGGAAGTGTCATATTACGTTGTTTATTTACGTGGAAACTTAACAAGCGCTCTTGAATTTTTAATTGAAACAGTTATACAAGAAAAAATAAAAAAGGAGGTGTAAAATGGATAAAAATAAAGAAGTATTAGATAGAGTTAATAGATTAAAACAAATTATTAACGAAATAACAGAGATAATAAATATTAATAAAAAAGAAGCTCCAGAAGTTGAGATTCCCATTGAAAGTATTGAAAGATTAGTTAAAGCGATATATCCAGTAATTGCAAAGAAAGAGAAAAAATGAGTTATTATAAAAATAAAGAAGTGTATATAAAAATAAAAAAGGAGGTGTAAAGGTATGGATAGTTCTTATTTTGAAGTTGAAATCTCGGAGGTTGGAAGGGTTGATCTTGAAACACTTGCAGATTTGATTAAAGCATATTTTGACAGTGCAAAGAATAAGACTAAAATTTTTGAAAGAATTGCAAAAGTAGGTTTCTATGCAAATAGTGGTTATGTATCTTTAATTGATGAAGACGATAACGAGGTAATGTTAAACGACAAGGGAGAGTTAGAGGACTTTATTACTCTTCCCTGCTCTGGGGATAAAGGATTTTTGAGTAAAATTTTACAGAGATATAAAAACGGTGAGATTAAAGAGAAAGACAAAGAGTTTATAGAAAAATTAAAGAAAGTTGGAGGGCGTGGGATATAAAAAAGAAAGACCGTAAAAATGTTAACAAAAAAAACTGCAATTTAGGAGGTGCAAGATGAGTAATAAACAGAAACAAGAAACAGAAATTGAGCAAGAAACAGAAAAGGCGATTGTTAAAAAGGACGTGCAGATTGTAGAAAAAGCATCTGTGCAAACTGTGCTTGAACAGGTGCAAATTATTCAAGAGTTGTATGCAAAAGCAATGAAGGAAGGTGTGGACTACGGCGTTATTCCCGGTTGCGGTAAGCCTTCTTTATTAAAGGCAGGGGCGGAAAAAATAACGTTTATGTTTAGATTACGCCCGAATTTTATTGCTGAAAAAGAGTGGCTCCCGAATGGTCACTTAGTTGTTAATTGCAAGTGCGAATTGTTAAATCAAAACGGGGAGAAGTTAGGCGAAGGAGTTGGAATGTGTAGCACACTTGAAAAAAAATATAGGTGGCGTGATGCAAATCGGAAGTGTCCTGTATGCGGCAAAGAGACAATTTTTAAAGACAAAAAAGAAGGGGGTGGGTGGTATTGTTGGACTAAAAGAGGCGGTTGCGGGAAGCAATTTGCTGAAAACGACCCAGCAATTTTAAATCAAGTTGTAGGCAAAATTGAAAACGAAAATATTGCAGACGAATATAACACTGTCCTTAAAATGGCAAAAAAGCGGGCGTATATTGACGCAACGTTGACAGTGTCAGGGGTTAGCGACTTGTTTACGCAAGATTTAGAAGAAAAAATTGAGCACGACGATACGAAAAAAACAGAAACGCATCCAGAACCGAAACAGGGACAGGAACAGAAAAATAAAGAGTGGGAAGTATTATATAATAAAGCACAAAAAATTTTGTATAAAATTACTGAAAATTTAACAAATGAGGAAAGAGAAAAGGTATATTATGAAATACTTCAACGTCTTGAATTACCTAAAACAAAATTAAAATATTTTGATATTACGCAATTGCAAAAGTTAGTTGCAGATTTAGAAAAAACAAATGTGACTCCTGCTGAAATACAGCAGATAAAAGCGACAAATAGATTGAACGACTTGAAACGGCTTGAAAAGTTGTTAAACACAGCATATAAATTGAGTTGTAAAGTTTATAATTTTGAAACACAGATGGCTGATTATATAAAATATATATTTATCGAACTGGGAATAAAAGACAAGATATATTTGAGCGAATTAACGCACGAGGAAATTATTAACGCAATTGTGTTTGTAAAAAAAGAGATTGACAAATACACAAAAGAACTTGCAACAAAGGAGGGCAAAAATGAATATCTTAACGACAATTGAAAAGGACTTAAAGGTAAAAATTAAAGATTATGAAATACCAAAAAAAATAGAAACAGAGCAGGAACTTAAAACAAGCGCAGATATGCTTGCGCTTGTGAAAAGCGATATAAAAGAGATTGAAAAAAAGATAAAGGAATATACACAGCCAGCAAGAGAGTTTATGAAAAAAGTAAACGAATTGGGCGACAAAGTTTTAGCGCCTTTACTTGATATTAAAATAAATTTGGAAAAAGTAATATCTGAATATCAGATTGAACAGAAAAAGAAACAGGAAGAGAAATTAAAAAAGAAACAAGCAGAAATTGAAGCGCAAGCGAAACTGCTTGAACAATTGGCAAAAGAGAACGAGGAATTAAAACAAATGGTAGTTGATAAGCAGGAGTATGCCGAAAAACTTGCTAAAATTGAAGTTAAGGTAAGTGCTAAATCAGGGCTGGGAACAACAACGACAAAAATGATTTGGACTTACGAAATTGAAAATGAATCATTAGTTCCTCGTGAATATTGTAGTCCTGATGCTGGCAAAATAAGGGAAGCAATAAACAGGGGGATAAGAGACATCCCTGGCGTTAAAATATATCAAAAACCAATCGTGTCAACAAGGGGGTGGTAAAAATGATGCCGTATGAAATTAGATTAAGAAGACGTATATACAAAATTTTAAAAAAAGATAGGTTATTTTTGCTTAAGAAAATAAACTTGATAAAGATTTTAAAATTTATTTTAGAGGACAACGAAATTTTAAAGAAGCAGCTAAAAGAACTGCTTAAAAACCAGGAGGTGTAGAATGATAAAAGATTATGATATTGATGATACTATTGATTATGAGTTTAAAAAAGAGTATTATAAAGTTGTAAAAGAATTTGACAATATTTTTTTTGAATTAACAAAAAACGACAAGCTAACTTTGTTTTTTATTTTATCGCATATTTTCCAGCTGTTAACGTTTTATGACTTACTTGATATAAACGATGAAATAGAGATAAAAGGTATGTTATACTGTAGAACGGCATTACCACAATTGATTGAAGAAAAAAAAGAGTTAATTAAAAAGAAAATCAGTAATAAAAAATCAGGAGGTGTAAAATGAAACTATTTTTTAAAATTTGGTTGTTTTTAGTTTTTGTTTGCGCTATATTTAATTTAATCAGAATTTTAAACTGAAAGGAGGCAAAAAATGGAAATAAAATCAAAAATCAACAACAAGATATACAGATATGAAAACACAATTGTAAGGACATTTACGTTAGACAAAGAAATGTATCAAAAATTATACGCAAAAGCAAAAGCAGAGGACATAACAGTATCGCAATTGGTGCGAAAGTTGATAAAAGAATACTTGACAAAGCAAGGGATGTTATAAAAATGAAGGCGGCACGGTCTCACAAATCTCATTTAATATACCCCAAAAAGGCCTCCTTTATTGCCGTGCCGCCTATTCTTAAAAAAACGAGGTGAAAAAATGGATATAAATAAAATTGGGCAGTTAATAAAACTTTATTTATTAGGAAAAGGTGATTCAAAAAGAAAAGAAGTTTTAGCGTATTTAAGAAGTTCCGGTTTTAACATTACAGACCGTGAAATGCGAGCAATAAAAGAAAAGGTAATGACAGAATATTTAATCGGGAGTAACAACGAGCGAGGGTATTTTATTATTAGAGATAAAAAAGATTTAGACGACGCAAAAGCCGAATACTGGTCTAAAATCAAAAGTATGATTGAAAAAATAAACAAACTGGAAGAGGCGTTCTGGGCGGAACAGAGCGCTTATTTGAATTTAAAAAGGAGGAATAAAAATGATTGACTTAACTATTGTTGACAACAACGAAATAAAAGAGCGAGTTACAGAAGCCGTTAGTTATTTGTTGCGAAAAAGTGTAAATATAAAATATATTGAGGAATTAAACGCAATACTTGATAAAGAAACAGGCGTTTATTATTGTTGCGAAAATGGAGAACAAATGAAAATCGGAGGTTTTTACATACGGTAAATACCTTATCGAGGGTTTTGCCGTTGTCCCGGCGTGGCAAAACAACGGCAAATTTAAAAAATAAAACAGGAGGCAGAAAATGGGTAAATTAGTAAAAAAATTAGAAAAACTAAGTAAAACAAAAAGTAAAAAACGATTTTTTCCTAACCTTAATCCTAAAGTGCTTAAAGCTCTTCGGGAAACTTCTGGTTATACTATTAAGGAAGTAGCAAAAAAACTTAAAACTACCACAGAAAAAATAAAAGCAACAGAAGAAGGCGTTGCTTTATTTACTTTGACCCAAATAAAAAAATTAGCCGATATCTATCATCGCCCATTAGCAGCATTTTTTACGGATACACCACCTAAAATGCCCGAAATACATATTTACAGAACAAATAAAAATATGGAGGTATAAAAATGATTTTTATTATAAAAGATTTTTCATTAAATCAATTTAGAAATAGTTTACAAATAATTTTTGATGCTAAAAAGATTAAATACGATTATGTGATAGACGATAAGGAAGATCATTATAATATGGTTTCTATTTTCTATCTTTATGTTGAAAAAAAGTATTCAGAGCGGGTAGAGGATATTTTAGAATCAGTTAATATAAGATATAATGTAGAAGAGATAGAAAATAAGGAGGAATATTTATTTATAAAAGAAAAGATAATTCCTCATGCAAGTCATTTATTTGGCAGTATAACAATTCCAGATATAATTTTAATTTACAAATTGGCGACAAATAAATGGAAGTATTAAAAGAATAAAGAATAATGAAAGGAGGTGAAATAATGGACATTGAAAATACAACAAAAAAGATTTTAGAGTTGCAGGAACTGGCGAAAAATAGATTTAGGGAGTATGAAGATTGCATTGTTGCGAACGTTGACTTAGCTAATATTCTTGCTGATATACAATATGAACTTGACATTGAATATGCCAACATAGTTAGACGTCCTGATATGCAAGACAAGCCGACTAACTATGTTGAGCGAATTTACAAAGCAGAGACGGCGGAACTTCGGCGGTTATTGACGCTTGCAAAGTCGCTTAAACATATATTCGTAAATTTAGAATATGCTTTCGCAAACAAAATTACTTGACAAAAGGAGGTTTTTAAATGGAAGAAAAATATTTATTAATATCAATGAGATTGATTGAATTTTGCGACAATGATTTTTTGACTGCTTATGTTCTTAATTATTGTCATAGATTTGCAGTTGATTTTACAAACAAAATTAGTTTAAAAGAATTGGAAAAAGAAATATATCTAAAACAAGAGATTATAAAAAAATCACTAAAAAAACTTGAAAAATGGGGGTATATAACAATAACAAAAGTAGGAAAAGATTTATATAACATACAATTAAATTTAGAAAAGTATAAAAAAGATTATCAAATTTACGAAGACTTGTTGTTACACGACAGGTGCGGGGAAATAGAACGATACAACTGGAAAAATGAAATAAAAAGGAGGAGTTAAAATGAAAAAGAAAGCATTTGAATTTAAAAAAGAAGTAAAAAATGCAAAAATTGAATTAAAAAAGGAAATAGTAGGAGAAAGATGGGTAATGGAAACAAAAATTAAAGAAAGAATATATATCCCGTTACCGGGAAAGGTAATGGGATATATTGAAATATTAAATATGAACAATTTTAAAGATATATTGAAAAAAATAAATGTAACTTGTTATATAGGGGAAAGAACAATAAATGAAAAAAAAGGAACAGAAATTAATTATTGGATAGTATATGAAAAAGGCGGGGAGAAGAAAGGGGAAAAAATATTAAATTTAATAAAAAAGGAGGTAGAACAATGATAAACGGTATTTTGTTTTGGGAAATCGCAAAAGAAAATGGGACTGCAGCGCTTATTTTTGCAAGATTGTTTGATTTAAGTGATTGGTTTGAAAAGTTTGACCAATGGGAATTACTAAAAAATGATAATTATAGAGATGAGATTTTTAAAAAAATTGAAAATGAAATTGAAATATATCAGAGTATTAAACAATTATCAGAATTTTTTAATATTAATCGGATAAGTATTATGAAAGCTTTGAAATGGCTGGAAAATAATGGTTATATAAAAGTAAAACGTAGAAAAGGAATACCACCAAGAAATTATTATACTATAACTCCCAAAATATTTTTGCAGCAGGCAGATGGTATAAAAAATAGACCATTAAAAGTATCAAATATAGACCAATATAGTATAAAAAATAGACCATTAAAAGTATCAAATATAGACCAATATAGTATAAAAAATAGACCATTAAAAGTATCAAATATAGACCAATATAGTATAAAAAATAGACCATTAAAAGTATCAAATATAGACCAATATAGTATAAAAAATAGACCATTATGGTCTAAAAAAGATACCATTATGGTATCAAATTTAGACCAATATAATAAGGTATTAAAGAATAACCAAAATAAAGATATAACCATAAATAAAGATATAACCATAAATAAGAATAACCAAAATAAAGATATATATATTTCAGCTGCTGAAAAAAATAAAATTGATTATAATAGTTTTGTTAATAAATGGAATACTTTTGCAAAGGAAAACGGGTTAGCACAAATACTTATGCTTAACGACAAACGCAAACAACACTTAAAGGCAAGATTAAGAGAAAAAACATTTGATTTTGACGCTATTTTGAGTAAAATCAAGCAAAGCGATTTTCTGCTTGGCAAAAAAAGCGACTGGAAGGTTGACTTTGATTTTGTTATAAGTCCACGCTATATAAACATTTTGGAAGGCAAATACGACAACGGGACAGGAAACGTAAGACAAAATACAAATAAAAATACTTCAAATAGCATTAAAGACGAAGACAAAGCAATACTTCATGAGTATAAGCAAAAATTGAATGATAAAAACAAAGAAATGGGACTTCCACCAATTCCTTAAAAAAAAGAGGTGAAATATGGAAAAAATGATTGAAATATTTAATGTAAAAAAAGAAACCGACTGGGCAGAAATTGGGCTTAGAAAACGACAGCAAGAAGCAGAGTTTGAAAATTATATTATTTATGACAAAAAGCAAAATGAAGCGCTTGAGCTTATTAAAGCGCATAAAGAAAACAATTTTATATTTTTTGGGAACTCGGGGACTGGGAAGGGACATCTTGCTATTTCGTTACTAAAAGAAAAAGTGCGTGCAGGGAAAAATTGTAAATATATCAACGCACTTGATTTATTTATTTTACTAAAAGATTGGGATAATTTATTTGAAATTAAAGAACGATTTTCAACATATGACTTTTTGATAATTGACGAAATTGGCAAAACATTTAAAAGCGAATTTGAGCAAAATCTTTTATTTAATATTTTAAACAATCGTTATGAGGACTATTTACAAACGATATTAATAACAAATTTGACTTACGACGATTTTTCGGCGTTAGTTACAATACCAGTTTTAGACCGACTATTGGAAACATATATGTTTATTCATTTTTGCTGGGAAAGTTATAGAATTCAAAAAAATAAACAGGAGGTGGAAAAATGAAATATGCTTATATTTGTGCGCCTTATAGAGCAAGTTGCCAAAAAGAACTTGAACGTAATATTAAACGTGTCCAGCAATTTGCAAAAGAAATTTGGGACAAAGGGATAATACCAATTTACACCCACGGTAGTTATATGTGGCTGCCAGAAACAATTGAAAATAGAGACAAAATATTAAACTTGTGCAAAAGATTAATTGATATATGCGACGTTGTTTATGTTTTGCGCAAAGACGGCGGTAAAAGCAAAGCGCTAACGCAAATTGCGACGGTTGGGATGCAAATTGAAATTTTATATGCTAGAAAAAAAAGAAAAAAAATTATTTTTGTATAAAAAGAGGTGAAAAATGGGAATAATTTATAAGTGTGATGTTTGCGGTAAATTTGTAAAAGAGTTAGATATTTTAAAAATAAAAGATATTTACAAAGAAAAAGATTTGGAGTATATTTGTAGGAAATGTGAAAATAAAGTTGTTAAATTAATTGATAAAATGGACAATGAATTTATTAAAATAAAAATTGACAGAGTAAAAAGAGAGTTATTAAGATTAAAGCAAATTGCAGAAAGGGGAAAAAAATGGATAATTTGGTGAAAAAATTAAACGAATGTAAGATAAAAGTTGAGTATGTGGCAATAAACGAATTAAAACCGGCGGAGTATAATCCGAGAAAACTAACTGAAGCAGAAGAGCGAGACTTAACTAATAGCATAAAAGAATTTGGGCTTGTTGACCCGCTGATTGTAAACAACGCAAAAGGGCGGGAAAATGTAATAATCGGTGGCCACCAAAGATATTACATTGCAAAAAAACTTGGTATAAAACAAGTCCCGGTTGTATATATAACAATTAACGATTTAAAAAAAGAACAAGAATTAAATCTACGACTAAATAAGAATTTAGGCGAGTGGGACTATGACCTACTGGCAAATTTTGATGAAGATTTATTAAAAAATGTTGGGTTTTCAGATAAAGAAATAAGTAATATTACTTTTGATGATATAGATGATTTTTATATTGATGAAGGGAAATTACGAAATCAATATTCGGTTGTTATCAAATGTTTTTCCGAGATAGAAAGAAATAAAGTTATGGCAATTTTAGGAATTAAAAAGCCTTCTATTAAGGCAAAAGAATTTTTAAAATTACAGGAGGATAAAAAAAATGTATAATATAATATTACATTTACGATATAATAAAAAAGCAATATCAGCATTTTTTCGTTTTTTAGATTATTTAAAATTAAATTTTAATTTTATTGATATTTGTTCAATACAGCAATTAAATTATTTTAACAATAAAAAAATAGATTTTATTTTAATACCTTATTCGTTTCAGCTGATGGATGATATAAATACAAAATGTAAGTTTATAGAAAATCATCCAGAAGCAAAAATAATAAGATTTTTTAATGAATATAATTTGGCCGAAAACGGCTCATTGGCAAAAATATTTAAAAAAAGGCCTGTTGACTATCTAATAACAAATTATGAAAGAGAAATTATTAATAACAAGAATTTTAGACAAAGAATTATGTTAAATGTTAATTGTTTGACGATGTTTGATTTGAAAAAGGATTTTTTAAAAGAAAAAAAATATGAAAATCCAATTTATTGGGGCACTTTTAGACGTGGTAGAATTGATTATTTTAAAAAGTATTTAATTGATAAAGATATATTTTTATCAACAAGTATAAAAAATATACCTAAATTTAAAAAAATTGGCGTGAATACAACATTTTTAAAACAAATAAAAAATATTGGGAGTGAACGTTGTTTTTTAAAACACTTTTATTTTACTTTTTACATTGAAGACAAAGTTACGCATACTAATTATAACTTTCCAGCAAATAGATTTTATGAAGCATTATCTTATGACATAGTTATGTTTTATGATGTAAATTGCAAAAATACGTTTGAAAAATATGGGGTTAAAATTGATGATGATTTTTGGATTGATAGTGTAAAAGATTTGAAAACAAAAGCAAAAGCGAAGTTTTATAAAGATTTTCTTGAAAAACAAAAGAAACTAAAAGAATATGCGTTTGAAGAAAAAAGAAAGTTTGATAAAGAAGCAAAGAAAATTTTTACTGAAATTTTAAAATAATCCTTGACTTTTTATATTTTATTGTGTATATTTTGGCTAAAAGTTAGTTTTTCTTAACTTTGTTTTTATATCATAACTAACACAGAGGGAATAATGAACAATAAAAAAAATGAATCATACAAAGCACAAATTCAGGAATTAAAAAATACTGTTAATAATGTTATTATTGAAACCGCAATGTTAAATAAAAAAAAATCATTAGAAAAAGAAAATACGACAGAAAGCAACAATATTAAAAAAGGCAGATTGTCAACAGAAGCAAGAAAAGAACAATTTATAAAGCAATTACGAGAAAATCTTGGGTTTATAAACAAAACATGCGAGCAAATCGGGATAAACAGAACAACATATTACAGGTGGATTGAAAAAGATAAAAATTTTGCAGCAAGAGTTAATAATATAAATGATTTTGTGATTGAACTTGTTGAGGGAGAATTATTAAAACAAATAAGAAGCGGGAACGTTACAGCGACTATATTTTATTTAGTCAATCGTGGCAATGGTAAGTGGATAAATATTCAAAAGGTTGAACACAATGCGCCTGAAATTGAAAACAAAGTTGACACACTTATAAAAGAAGTGAGGGAAGCGTTTAAAAAATGAAACAAAAAAATGTAAGTAAAGAAAAAAAAGAAGTAATACTTGAAAAGTTGTTAAAATTATTTAAAGACGATAATGGGGAACAGATACAATTAACGCAGACGCAAAAAGAAATTATAAAGTCAATTGTGTTTCAGGATAGTAATCGTGTTGGTGTAATATGTCCGACGCAATACGGCAAAAGCACAGCGACAGCGTTGGGAATTATTTTGCGTGTATTTATATTTGGCGAAGGTTTTACAATAATCGGCGGGACAGAAAAAAAGGCCAAAATTATCGGACGGTATGTGATAAAGCATTTGTTTGATGACGAAATTTTTATAACGCAATTACAAATAACAGGCGGGATGCTGGAGAAATTAAAACGGGAGCGAACAAAAGAATATTTAACTTTCAAAAACGGGGGTTATATAAGAACAATGTCGGCTGAATACAGAAACAAAAAACGACTTGGAGATATTTTGCTTGGAGAAGGGGGTAAGAATATCTGTATTGATGATAGCGCATTATGCGACGATGAATTATACGCATACATAAAGCGAATGCTTGGGGGACAAAAAGAAAACTTTCTGATTGAGTTATCAAACCCGCTTCGCAAAAATCATTTTTATGAAACAATGCACGATAATTACACTAAAAAAATTTGGATTGATTATAAAATTGCCTTACAGGAAGGGCGGTTTACAGAACAATTTATAAACGAAATGCGAAAAGAAAAGTTTTTTGACATTTTTTACGAATGTAAATTCCCGGAAAGCGACACGATTGACGAGAAAGGCTATATGCGTTTATTGACAGACGACGAAATTGAAAAGGCATTTGGTAATGTTGAAATTGACTTAAAGCAAGAAAACTATTTAGGCGTTGATGTTGGCAGGGGTGGAAACAATACAGTGTTGTGTATATCAAACGTAAAGCAAAGTAAGATAATAAACGTTAACAACAATCCAGACTTAATGGCAATAACTGGACTGATAATAGACGCAATGCGAAACTATAACATAAAAGCGTATAACGTAGTGATTGACGACACGGGAGTGGGGGCGGGAGTTACAGACAGATTGAAAGAGCAAGGCTACAATGTAAACGCAATGAAATGGGGAAGCAAAAGCAATGATGACACATTTACAAACTTAAAAGCAGAAAATTACTGGAAAATGCGGGATTGGGTAAAAGCAGGTGGGACGATTGACTTAAACGATAACTTAAAAGAGCAGTTAAAGATTGCAAAATACAAAGTTGACAGTGCTGGCAAAATACAAATGCAAAGTAAAAACGAATTACTCATACAGGGTTTTGAAAGCCCGGACGAGATGGACGCTTTTGTATTGAGTTTATGGCCGGCAAAAGCAAAACAAAACGTTGAGATAATTAAAAAGCGTGTTTCTGAAATAAAAACAACTGGCGCAGTAGAAAGTGCAGAATTAGGGGCTTACTTATGAAGAGATTGAAAAAGCAAAAGAAATTTATAATATAGATTTTAAAATTTTTTTAAAAAGGAGAAAAACAATGGCATTTTTTGACCAACTTTTCAGGCGGAAAGATGCAGTTATAAAATCAACGAAGCCGTATTTAGGCGTAGAATTTGGCGTTGACGAAACGGCTATTTATAAACGACTTAAATTAGTTCCGTATATGCCTGACGCCCTTTTATCAAAAAAGGGAATTAAAATTTATGAAAGTATGATGAAGGATGCCGAAATTGAGGAATGCATAAATACGCTAAAAACAATAAGATTGTCAACTGGCTGGCAGATTAAAGCAGTAAGCGACAATCCAAAAGACAAAGAGATTGCAGATTTTGTTGAATTTAATTTAAAAAATGTAGAGGGAAGTTTTGATGATGATTTAAGGGAAATTATGAGTGCCATTGAATACGGAATAAGTATAAACGAGTTAGTTTGGGACGTTGAGGATAAAGGCAGGTGGAAAGGAAAAATAGTTTTAAAATCAATTAAAAGCAAAAATCCAAAATTCTTTAACATATATACTGACGATTTTGATAATATACGGGAAAGCGGGATTGTAAATATAAGTGCGTTGGGGTATGGGGAGCAATACCCAACAGAAAAATTTGTTATATACAGTTTTAATAAACAATTTGAAAATATTTGGGGGACAAGTAGATTAAGGGCGTTATATGACTTGTGGTTTTTGAAGCAAGTTTTTATAAAAGCGTGGGGCGTTTATTTAGAAAAGTTCGGGCATCCGTTCCCGGTTCTGAAACACCCCGCAAATTTAGACGACGAAACAGAAAATAAATTGAAATCTATGTTGCGTCAATTACGTTTAGAAACAGGGATAATGTTGCCAGAAGGTCTGGAATTGACACTGACACAAGCGAACACAGCAGGGGCAAGTATACATCAAACAGCAATTGATTTTATAAACAAGCAGATACGCAAAACGATTTTAGGACAAACGCTAACGTCCGAGACAGGCGGAACAGGAAGCTATGCGCTAGGCAAAGTGCATTTTGATATTTTGCTTTTTTACGAGGAGCAAATTGGCAAAGACGTAACAGCAAAAGCAATTAACAATCAAATAATAAAGCGAATTGTTGATTACAATTTTAGTGATTTTGATGATTATCCAACTTTTGAATTTAAGCCGTTAGTTCAGGATGACATAATACAAATACTTGACAAATATATACAAGCAGTAAACGCAAAAATAATTACACATCAAGCGAGTGACGAAAAACTTATAAGGGAGTGGTTGAAATTGCCACCGCTTACAAAAAAATTAGAAGAGCAAAAAAAAGAACAAACACAGGAGGAACAGCCAAGCGAAGATATACAGTTAATAGAAACGTTTGCGGAAAAGATTTTCACAGGCGTTAATAGGCGGACGTTTACAAAATACGAAGATGGCATTGTTGATTTTGCAGAAATGAAGGCAGAACACGAAAATATAAAAGACAAATACGTTATTCAAGCAAGCAAAATTGTTCAGGACGGAATTTTAGATATTATTTCGCAAATACAAAAGAAAAAAATAATTGAAACAAAAAACTTTGACGAAATAAATAGAATTGTATTTCCAGCAACAGGCGATTTAAAAGAAGTGTTTAAACAATTTTTAACAGAAGCATTTGAAAAAGCATATAATCAGGCAAGAGGTGAAATAGCACGTAAGAAAAAGAAAGTAAAAAAGATGAGTGAGTATTTAAAGTTTCAATACGATATTGATTTGAGACGAATAAATTATGAGGAAGCATTAAAATATTTTGACGCAAAAAGTTTTGATATGGCAGGAATTGAAAAAGAAAATATTTTGAAACAAGTCAAACAAAGATTATTTAGTGCAATAAAAACAGGCGCGACATTAAAAGAAACAGTTAAAGCAATACAAGATGATTTGCAGGAATATTACACGATAGGTGAAGTTGATGACGAAGCAATGAAGGGGTATCGGTTAGAAACAATTGTCAGAACGAACATAACAGACGCAATGAATGAGGGCCGGAAAATGTTTTTTGAAGGCCCGGAATTAGAAGGATATGTTGTTGCGTATCAGTATAGTGCGATACTTGACGACAGAGTAAGGCCAAATCACGCAGCGATGGACGGGAGAATTTACGGAGTTAATAATCCGATATGGCAAATATGGACTCCAAGTAATGGGTATAATTGCAGATGCGTGCTTATTCCGATAACACAAGATGATGAATGGGAAGAGAGCCCGCCACCGCCTGTAAACGTAAAACCTGACGAGGGTTTTTCAGTGATAAAATATTAAATAAAAAATTTTAAAAAAAAACTTGACAAAGACAATTTTTTTTGCTATATAGCAGGCAGACGCTCTTTAAAAAGGTAAAAGAATTCGTTTAAACACAAAAAGCCGAATATCCTTTATGAGGATGGCAAGGACGCAAAATAAAATTGTGTTCTTAAACTCATTTAAGGTATTCGGCTTTTTTGTTTTGTAGAGGTGGTTAAATGGCAAATAATAAACAAAAACAGTTATTAGAGATGATAAGTCCTGACGTGTCCGATGTTCATATACCGCAACCGTTAGGCAAAAATAAAAAGAAAATGAACGAAGACGAAGGCGTTGTTAATATGTCAGGAATACCGATTTTTAAGACAGGCGTTTGGAAGGACAATTTAGTTTTTGATGTTCCAACACTTGACGAAATCGTAAAAAACACAAACGCACTTATAACTGCAGGAGTTATAGAGCCGCCTGTAAAGTTAGGACATAACGAGGAACAAACGTTATTACAAGCAGACGGATATCCGGCAGCTGGATATGTCACGCAGGTTTACAGGATTGGCAATCAAATTTTTGCTGATGTTAAAGATATGCCAAAAAAAATTGCAGATTTAATTGAAAAGCGAGCATATTCAAAAATATCAGCAGAGTTATATCAAGAATTTAAGCATCCTGAAACGCAAGAAAATCTTGGATATGTATTAAGGGCGATTGCGTTTTTAGGCGCCGATATCCCAGAGGTTAAAGGTATTGGCGACATTACAAAATTATATAACACAGAAAAACTTGCAGGCGTTTTAAGTTTTTCGGAAAATACAAAAAATTTCAAGGAGGTTTCTGAAATGGAAAAATGGACATTAAAAGAAGTTGAAATTAGTTTACCTTGCTGTGTAGAAGCAGTAAAAAAATTTATGGAAGAAAACAAAAAAGAATCATTAACAGTAGACGAATTAGCAAAGATTATAACAGATGTAAAGTATGCGAAGATGCAAGAGGAACAAGACAAAGCAGACAAGATTGAATGCCCGGAAGGGTATAAATGGGATGAAGCAAAAGGGGGTTGCGTAAAATTACAGGAAAAACAGGACGATAAAACAACGCCTGAACAAATTATATGTCCGAAAGGGTATAAATGGGACGAAAAATTAAATAAGTGCGTTCCGGTTGAAGTAGCAAAAGAAGGTGAAAAGGAAAAAGACAAAGATATTGTTGAGGACGAGATAAGCGACGATGAGATAACAGACGAATACGCCGAACTTGTGTTTGCAAAGAAAAAAGCAGAATTGAAACCTGAAGAAATTAAAAAACTAAAAGATATAATAAAATATGTAAGGAAAAACAAAAAAGGAGAAGGAGAAGCAGAAGCAAATAAACAAGATAAAGTTGATATAGTAATACCTGACGATAACGGCATAAAAGAAATTGAGAATAATCCAGAATATAAAAACTGGGGATTAGGCAAAGAATTAAGCAAAAAAAAAGATGTAGTTGGTTTCCCGTGGCCTGAAGACAAAAAGCCGCCAAAATATTGGTGGGATAAATGTATATCATCTGTAAGTGGAAAAACAGACACGCCAGAAAAACTATGCGGGTGGGTATGGTATCACGGAACAAGCACAGCAACTAAAAAAGATATATCAGCAAGTGAAAAAGACAAAAAAGTTATTGAATTAAAAGAAAAGATTAAAAAGTTAGAACAGGAAAAGATTAAAGAAAAAATTAACGAATTGAAAACTAAAAACAGAGGGATTTTACTGCCGAAATTTGATGAATATATTAACAAATTTACAGAGTTATTTTTAAGTGAAGATAAAGTTATAAAGTTTGGCGAAAGTGATTTTAATGCCGCAGATTTGTTTTATAAGTTTATCAATGAAATTGTTAATAGTAAGATGGTTATTTTTTCAGAACTTTCAAAAAATTTTAAGGCAGAAAACGAAAATATTGAAGTAAACGACACTGATAAACAGAACTTAGCTGAAAAGTTTTCAGAAGTTTCAGGCGGTAGAGAAGTAAGCAATATTGATGTTGCCACGTTGGCAAAAAAGATTGCTGAAACTCGGAAACTCTCAATGAGAGATGCCGTTGTTGAAGCGGCAAAAAAACTTTTTGGCAAAGAAAATTAAGCAGAAGGAGGAATAAACGATGAGTCAAATGAATGTAAATTCCAGAACATTAACATTAAATGCTGGCGCTGATTTAAGCTCAAGTCAGTATTATCTAACAAAGTTAGATACAAATGGGAATACAGTATTAGCGACAGCGGACGCAGTTGTAATTGGTTCTTTACAAAACAAGCCAAAATCAGGCGAAGCAGCAACGATAGCAATCGGCGAGACGGTTAAAGTTGTTGCTGGCGGAACCGTGGCAATTGGTGATTCAATTGTTGCAAATGCAAACGGGAAAGGAATTACAAGAACAACAGAACATAACATTTTTGGCATTGCTCTTGAAGCAGGTTCAGATGGTTCTGTTATTGAAGTTCTTGTTAGACCGCTTTATATGTAATTTAAAATAAATTTTAAAAAAGGAGGAATTTAACTATGCAACCGACAACAAGAGATGTTCACATAGATGCGGCATTAACGCAAGTTTCAATTGCGTATAAAAACGAAGAATTGATAGCCGAAAAAATTTTCCCGGTCATCAACGTGAAAAAAGACAGCGACAAGTATTTTGTTTACGACAAACAAAATTTAAAATCTTACTCGCTTGACAGAGCACCAGGGACAAGGGCAAAACAAGTAGAGTGGAACATAAAAAAAACGCCTACTTATTCCGTTTCTGAAAGGGCGGCAGAAGTGCAGTTGATTGACGAAGTAAGAGACAATGCAGACGACCCGATTAAATACGATGCCGACAGCACAGAAATTGGGACTGACATCTTAAAATTAGATTTAGAACGCAGAATTGCAAATATTGTGCAGACAGCAGGAAACTATGCAACAGGGTATTCTGGTAATCCAGCAACAAAATGGGATGCCCCAGATGCTGATATTCTTGCTGATTTAGATACTGCGCGGGAAAAAATCAGAAAAGCAGTTCTAAAACGGCCAAACACGTTGGTTTTGCCTCAAGACGTTTACTTAACAGTTCGCAGACATCCAATATTGCTTGAATACTACAAATACACAAAAGGCGGAACGTTAAGCGTTGACATTTTGAAAGAAGTATTTGAAGTTGAAAATCTGTTAGTTGGCGTTGGTTCATACGATGCGGCACAAGAAGGCAAAGAAGAAAGCATGACAGATATCTGGACAAACACGGCAGCACTTCTTTACGTTCCAAAAACTCCGGGCTTGAAACAGATTTCATTCGGCTATATTTTCAGAAAATCTGGTTATCCGCTAGTTGAAAGATGGCGTGAAGATGCAACAAGAAGCGACTGGTTAAGAATCAGCGACAAATACGATTGCAAAATTATTGATTCTTATGCTGGCTATTTATTTACAAACGTTTTAACCTCGAGGTAAAAAATAATGGGAAACTATATAACGGTTAATGATGTGAAAGGTAAGACGATTAATGTCCCGCTAACACGAGCAGGTTGGTTAGATGCCGACATTGATGTTTCAATTGCCGAAGCCGAAAATTATATAGAAACCCGTTTGATTAAAATCGGATACACACGGGAGCAGCTTAAAACTGCTCCCCTTGTATCTAATTTATGCGTTAATTATACTCGTTATTGTATATTACGTGATATATATGCAAATGAATCGCCAAAATCTGGCGGAAGCGTTGCGTATGAAAAATGGCAAAAACACGTTGACGATGTTTTAGATAAGATTGATAAAAACGAGGTTAAACTTGTAGATACAACTGGTAAATTAATAAGTCCAACATGCGGCGACAGAAGATATAAAGCACAAATTACAACAGAAAACACAAAACGTATATTTAAAATTGCCGACACAAGCACTTGGACTGTTGATGATGTAACTTATGCTGATGAAAAAGTAGTGGGTGAAAAATGATTGAGATAAATAGCAATATTGCAGAGGTAAAAAGTAGAGTTGAAAAACAGTTGAATATAATGAAAAATCCACGACCAGCATTAAAAATGATTGCTACACAATTATTTAAAAATGTAATGAAAAATTTTGACGAGGAAGGAACAGACAAAGCAAAGTGGGAACCGTTATCAAAGATAACAAGATTTATCAGAAGGCATAGACAAAGTGCGCCGAATAAAACTGGAAACATTAAAAAATTGCAAGATAAAGGAATATTGAGACAAAGCATTTATCCCGAAACAGGGGAAGATTATGCAGTTGTATCAACAAACGTAAAGTATGCCGGTAAACTTAATTTTGGCGGGGTAAGCGAACCGAATAGCGTTGAAATAGCGCCGTTTAAACGTAAAGACGGAACAAAAGTGCGTGGTTATACAATGAATCTAAAAGGCGGGCATAAGATACCAGCCAGACCGTTTATGATTATCAGAGAAGAGCATAAAGACAGAATAATTGAAATTGCTAAAAAATGGTTCTTTGAAAATAAAACAGAGGATTAAAAATGGCAACAAAAACAAAAGATATCTGGCAAACAATTTATGAGGCATTAACAGCTGCGAAAGAAGAACGTGCCGGAAGTTTATCATTTGTCAAAGAAATTTTGCAGGGAGTTAGAGAAGATATACCGTTATTACCGTGTATTATTATTGAGCCGATAAGTGAAACAGAAAATAATTATGCTATCCCAAACTATTATGATATAACATTTCGACTTACAATAACTTGTTGGCTGGAAGTTTACGGGATAGATACGCAGATAACAGGCGAGGAAGAAAGCGAAATAGGCATTTTAGATTTTGTTGCAAAAGTTAAAAATGTGTTGAATTCATCAACAGTTTTAGACAATTTAAAGCAATCAGAAGGGATTAAAATATCGTTTGTAAGCACACGATATATTTTTGAAACATATCCTTACCGAGCTGCTGAAATAACAGTTGATGTTAGATTTACTTCAAAGGCGGACTCAAGATGATACAAAATAATAATCAAGTAATTTTGGCAAAAAAGGATTTTGTAATTATAACAGAGACGGAAATAATAAAAGTTAATGCAGGAAGTATTTTGAAAACAGATATTTTTAAATTATACACAGAAGATATACCAGAAAATAAAAATATAAAACAAGGAGGTAATGAAAATGACTTATTACGCAACTGAACAAAAATATGTAGCTTTGGGAAAGGAAACGACACGAGGCACACTTGCAACGCCAACGCTATATTTACCTGTTGGCAAAGGCACTGAATTTGATTATAAATTAAATTTAATTGCAGATGATTTGTTACGAGGAATTTTTGAGCGTTATCCTTCTTATGCAGGCACAAAAGAAGGAACTGGAAAAATAACAGGCGTAAATGTTAACAGCTCAAACTGTGGACTTTTGTTTTTGTCACTTTTTGGCAAAGTGACAAGCACACAGCAAGGTGGAACGTCTGCGTATCAGCATATTTTTGAAAAAGACAACTCAACTATAACAAATCCGTCGTTGTCTTTTTATTTTGATAGAGGGCTTTCAAAAAAATCATATAATCTATGCGTTGTCAAATCTGTCTCAATGAAAGGCACGGCTGACAATATTGTGTCACTTGATGCAGATATACTTTTTAGGACAGAAGCAGATTACACAGGCTCATTAACACCGACTTGGGCAGAATTAAATCCATTTTTATTTTATCAGACAACAATAAAAATTGCAGGGACATCAAATACAACATCAGTTGCGGAATGGAATGTTATGATTGACAACGGAACAATTACGCAAAGGGTTTTAAATTTGTCGCAAGACGTGAACGAAATATTAACAGTTGGAAAATTTACAGCGACAGGGTCAATGAATGTTTATTTTGAGAACGAAACAGAGCGAGCAAAATTTCTTGAAGGGACAAGCACGACAATACAAATTATAGTTGAGGGTGCGACAATTGAAAGCACGTATAAACACAAACTTGATATATCTTTAAAAAACGTAAAATATACAGCGTATCCGTTTGGCGACCTCAATGGGCTTCTTGGTGCGACTGTTAATTTTGATAATTTTTACTCAATATCAGACAGCAAGAGTGTTACATTAACACTTGTTAATACAACAACAGCATATTAATTTTTAAAAAAATAAAAGGAGTAAAAAAGATGATTAAAAAAGACATTGAGAAAGCTATTGTCTTACTTAACGAAGCAATCAAGACCAAAAACCCTGATAAAATAAGGGAATATTATATATATTGTATAAAAAATAGTAAATCACGAGGGAAAAAAGAATTTGAAGCGTTGTTAAAAACTGCAAAAATTGAGGTGTTAGAATAATGGCAGAAACGCAAGAATTAAAGATAGTTGTAAAGGTTGATGCGCAGACAGGGAAACTTGAAATTGTAAATGCACAATTGCAAAAAACAGCAAACGAGCTGAACACACAAAGTAAAAATGCAAAAGAAAATACAACGGCGTTAGAAGGGTTGATAAAAAAATATGGCGGAGTAATAACAACTTATCTGACGTTGACAACAATATTGAAAAGCGCAATAAAACAATACGATGAAGAGATTGTGAGGCAAAGGCAATTAAAAGCGACACTGGAAGGATTGAGTATATCTTACGACAAAAACAAAGACGCAATTGACAATCAAATTAAATCGTTGAGACAAGGGACAAAATGGACACGAGATGAACTTTTTGACACTTATAACAAGGCAATAAAAATAACAGGAAATGTAACTGACGGGATGCGCCTGTTGAAAGTTGCAATGGACACAGCAACAGGAACAGGAAAAGATTTAAACGAAGTAATGTCAATTTTTAATATGGCCTTGGCAAGTCCTGAAAGGGGTATGTTAATATTACGGCGTGAATTTGGTAAACTTGCAACAGAAGGAAAAACGACGGGCGAAGTTATATTAAATCTTGGGAAACATTTTGACGGACTGGCGCAAAAGGACGAGACAATAACGGCCAAAACATCTGAATTAAAAGATGCATGGAATGAATTGACAGGAATAATTGGCGAGAAAGTAGCACCTACAATTACTTTTTTATTAAAAGCTGCAATGTTTCCACTTGTAACAGTATTAACGGCAATAAATGTGACATTGAGAACTCTAAAAATTGCATTTTTAGAAGTTGAGCGAGGGTTAGGGGCGTTTATTGGCTTACTTACGAACGGTATCAAAGGCGCAAAAGAAGTTTGGACAGATAAAGGGAAAGAAATAAGTAAAGAAATGCAAGGCATAGTTGAAGATAGCAAAAAAGCATATGAAAGATTATTTAAGCAGACAGAAAAAGCAAACGTTGAAATCGGGAACAAAGCATTTGAGACATTAAAAAAAGAAACGAAAAAAGAAAAAAAAGAAGTAAAAGAAGAATTATCCGAAACTGAGCAGTTTGTTAAAAAAATTGGGGAAGGGATGCAAAATGATTTAGCAAACGCTTTTGATAGAGCATTTAAAAGTGTAATTGAAAGTGGGCAATTTACAAGCGACACACTAAAAGATGTATTCACGCAAATATATCAAGGGTTCCGGGATATGCTGATAAAAATGGTTGCAGAAATAATAGCCAGAGCGGTTTTTTTTCAATTGCTTAATTTAGTAACAGGCGGGACAGGGTCATTGTTTGGGATGAGTATCGGTTCGTTATTTGGCGCAACAAAAGGGGCGTTCCAGACAGGCGGAACAGTGCCACGAACAGGCAATTATATTTTACACGAAGGAGAAACGGTAATCCCCGCTGGTGCAAACGTAAACAACGAAACAAGCAGTAATATGAATTTACATCTTAATATAAATGCTTTTGATGTCAGGACACTTGATAGAACGCAAATTGAACGTATTGCAAAGCAAATTACGCCGTATATCAAAAAAAATCTGTGAGGTAAAAAAGTGAAAAAAATTGTTATAAAAGTAAAAGCAAAACGTAATAAAGCAGGCGGGCTTGAACCAGATTTTGATAACGATAATTTTTATAATTTAACGGACTCAACGACAATTGATTATGACGGGGACGTAGCAATAATAACAGCTTTTGTAGATGAAACAAAAAATAAAGATTTAAAGAACCTAAAAAATTATTTAAAAGAAAAAAAAATAAAGATAGAAAAAGAGGAAGTAGTTGTTATTGAGGAGGGAAAATAAAAATGGGCTGGCCTGCAAATTGCGTAGCAGTTTACTCTTTTGAAAACAACGCAAATGATTTAACAGGAAATGGACATAATGGAATTGTAATAGGAAATCCTTTTACTACTGCAAAATCAAAACTTGGAAGTTATTCAATCACAAATCCTTCTGGTAGTAATTATATTGATTTACCTTCAAGTTTAATTGATACTTTAAAAACATTACCAAATTTTTCAGTAATTGTTTGGGTTTATTGTCCTTCTGGTCTGGCAAATGAGCATTTTATTTATGCACGTAAACAAGATAGTGGACAAGGATTTTGTTTTGCTTTACATTTACCCTCGCATTCTTTAGCAAGTAAATGGAATTTTCAATTAAACAGTAGCTGGAGTAACTATTACATATCGTATAACAGTTCAACTGATGATAATGTTTGGCGGAGATATAACATTGAGTGGTCTGGAACACAATATAAAGTTTATCAGGATGGCACATTAAAAACAACCAAAACTGATAGTAATAATACATTTAATTATGGCAACAATACAGAAAAAATAAGATTTTTAAAATCAAATATAGGATTTGGAAATAGTAATTTGTATATAGATAAAGTTATATTTTACAATGGTGTTTTAAATGGCGTTGATGTAAATGAAATTTTAACTCCGTATATCACAGAAGTTAGACCTTTTTATGCATTTAATAGCGATATTAGCCGTATTGATATTTACGGCAATAATTTTCAAACTACAAGCACGGTGTATATTGACGACGTTGAATGCCCTGAAGTGTATTATTATAATAGTAATCACATATCAGTTGTAAAGCCGATTTTAGGCACGTCTGGATTTGTCAGTATAAAAGTTGTAAATTCACAGGAAGCACAGGCGACAAAACAAAACGCACTTTTGATTTTAGATAATCCAGCAAATGAAAAATTTATTAAATCAGAAATTTTTATTGAAAAAGAAAATCTGTGTTTAAATGCAACAATTAAAAAAAATGGGAGCACAACTGTTACAGCAGTAAACGACGGGAAAAAATATCATTATGATTTAGAGACGGAAACAAATAATTTTATTGAACTTGTAACTAACGACTATATTGAGATTGATTTCGGCCAAAACAAAAGTGTTAAAAAAATAAATATATATTACTTCCCAAAATCAGGCACGTATTACGGCACAACGACCTATACGGGAACAAAAGTTAAAATTGAATATTATAACAACGGTTATAGTTTATTAAATTTTAAAGATTTTAATTCATTTATAAATCTTACAGAAAATAATTTTACAGATGAAGGGCAATATTTTTCAAATACAGGTATTTTACAAATTTATGACAGAACAGGTGTAACAGCAAGTAAAATTAAAATAACAGCGCTTGAAAATATTGCAATTACTGAAGTTGAAATAAGTAACTTATATATTTTAGAGCCGATTTCATTAAATTTAAAGGAGGAAAATAAAGAAAGTAATAATTATTCAGGACTTATAACAACAACAACATTATTTGACAGTGATTATTCGCTTTATAAAAATTTAACATACGGGCAAAAAGTTTATTATTATTTGTTTAATAACGCCGAAATACGATATTCAGGACTTTGCAAAATTAAATCAGCAGAAATTGACGTTGAAACACGTATTTTAACGTTGATTTTTAATGATTTTTTTGATGACACAAAATATAATATCTTAAAAAATAATATATATTATGCGACTTACGATTATAATAAAATTTTTGAATATATATTGGCAAGTTGTGATATACACAGAGATTTATATGAATTAAATATGTCTGGCAGTATAACATATTTTCCTGAAAAGCAAATTGTATTTGACGAAATAACAAAGTTATGTGAAGCAAGTGGGGACATTGAAGTTGTAAAAATAAATGGCAAACTTAATATTAAAAGCCGAACACAAGAAACACCTTCTTATGCAAATATAAATAATGGTGTTTTAGTTTCCGGGCCTAACATACCAGTTTTAAGAAGAAACGGCAATTATTTTGATGATTTTGATTTTATAACAAGTCCAACAAGCGGATATGATTTAATAGCGCCGTTGTCAGGATTTTCAGAAGCAGAAACTTATTATAATTTGTTTTCTGATTTTAGAGAAAATAGAATTTTAAATATTGTAAACGGGACATTTGTGGCCAAAACAGCGCCGAATTATTATAAATTAAAATTGGAATATTTAAATAATAAAAGAGGCGAAATAGAATTAAATTCATTTAAAGTTGCGCAAGGCAAATATTTATCACATCGTAAATATATTTGTATGCAATATGTAGTTTCATCAGGACAGGGAACATCTAAAACGATATATAACACAATTAAAATGTATAACAAAAATAATAGCACAAGTTATGTTGATACAATTTCTGTTGATACAAGCGCTGGCAGAGTTAAAATTGTATATTATTTGCGTATCACTCCAGGTTATTTATATATATACGATATACGTAGAGCAATTATTCCAGAAATCGGACAGGGAAGTAATGAATATCTTGGCCAAATTGGATTATTGGGTGGTGGCCTTTTTAGTTTATCAATAAAAACGGCAGCAACAACAAGCGAAACGTTGTATATTGAAGGAATCGGGACATCTGGCTATTATTCACGCTCGCTTGTGTTTAGCGCAAATACAACAGATTGTCTAAAATATATTCAATTTTTGCTGGGTTATTTTCAAACAAAATACGGGGCTGTTAATTTTGCGCCGTATATGCTGACACTATATAGTAAAAGCGAAAATGACAGCGTTCCAGTTAGAATTGGCAATAATCAACTACTTAATAATGTTGGTAACACAACTAAAATTTATTTTGTTATTAAAAACAGATTACAATCGGCAACATTTGATTATAGCGAATATTACAATTATTTTTACAACGTTGTAACAAACTGGGACTATTTAATGTTAGACGAAAATTCATATATTTATTATTTAAAAGGCGTGGAAGACGACATTGAAAAAGGGAACATAAATGTTTTACCAAAAACGTTAAAGTATTTAAAATCTGTTGATAATATAAGTGATAATTACATTCAAAATAAATTATATATCACAAAGTATAACTACAAAGACGGAGACGCAGAAACAATATATGACGACACTGAAACACATATAATAACAAGTAATGTATATGAAGTAAACATAGAAACCGAAAGTGTGCGGGGAACATCTTACACGCCAACATTATATATCAAAGTTGTTATATCTGGCAATACTTATGAATTTACTTATGAAAATAGTAAAACGCAATATAATAACTCAACGATGCAGTGTTATATATTATTTTGGTTGCAAGGATTAGGCGGTAAAGTTGTTATAACACCATACGGCAGCGTAACAAACGAGGTGCAAAAAATTAAAATTACTGCAAAATTAGTTAAAGAAAAAGACAACGAAACAAAGATAAAAGATTTTGATGATAGCCAAAAAACTTACGGCGTTATTGAAAAGAAAATTAATAATGCAAAAATAGTGCAAGAAACACAAATACAGCGAATAATAAAAAAATACCAAAGATTTTTAAATTTGCCTGTTGAATTTTTATCACAAGAAGCAGAAACAGATTTACAAACTTTAAATTATGAATTGAGTAAGTATATAATTATAAAAGATGCCTTCTTGGAAAGAGACATTACAATAAAGCCAGAAAGTTATGAAATTGATATAAACATACAAAGCGAAGAAAATAACGTAAAAATTACAGGAAGGACACAAAGATTAAGTGACTATTAATGCGATTGTTATTAAAAATAAAGATAAAGAGTTACTTTTGTAAAAGGAGCAAAAAAAAATGGACTTGGAAAAAGAGATAATTGAGACTAAAACAGTGCAAGGAACGATTTTACAAATATTAAAAGAAAACAAAAATGAATTTGCGGAATTGCGCAAGGACTTTGAAAATATGCGCAAAATTTTAATCGGGAACGGTAAGCCTGAAGAAAGTTTCGTTTTTCGTTTAAAAAAAATTGAAGATATTGAAAAAAATTGTATAATTACGCAATTAAAAAACAGAATAATGATTTTGATTATAAGTGCAATTGCTGGCGGTGTATTGGGATTTTTAAATATTATTTGGACGTTTGTCCAAAAAAAATTTACAGGTGGATAAAAATGAAAATTGAAGTTTTAAGAGATAAATTTAATGAAAATGCAATAACTGGTGAACTGTATGTTAATAATATTTTTCTTTGTAAAACTTTGGAAAACAAATTTAAAAAAATAAAAGCAGGTATATATGATTGTATATTAAGATATAGCAATAAATTTAAAAAGTTAATGCTTGAAATTTTAGTTCCGGGGCGAGAAGCAATATTGATACATACAGGTAATAGCGCAAAAGACACAGAAGGATGTATAATTGTTGGTATGGATTGTAATAATACAAACGATTATATATACAATAGCAAAAATGCATATAAATTATTTTGGGATAAAGTTTGTCAGGCAGTTGTAAGGCAAGAAAAAATTGAAATTGAAATAAAGGAAGTGTGATAAAGGTATAATCATGAAAAAAATATTTTTAATTTTAATGTTTTTGTTTACTGGCCTTTTAGCTGGTAAAATTACAATTGCAACAAATGACAGTGATTTCTTTGAAATCATATTCCAAAATGAGAAAGCGTGGCAAAGATAACTTTCTTTCTAATCTCCCACCTCAAATGTCTTTTCATACTCCTAATTTGCCACGCTTATTTATTATTGAGGAGGTAAAATGATAAAAGTTGATAAAATTTTTTTATATGAATTAACAAAAAAAGCGCAATTACAGATTGAATTTTTAGGCAAAGTAGAAAGTTTAAATGTATTATTACATCAACATTGGGCGGTAAGAGATAAAACATTAAAAGAAATTACAGAACAAATATTTTATGCGACTCGGGAAAAGTTTTTAAAAATACCGCAATTTGAACACGTTGAAAATTTAAGTTTGATTTATTTTTTTGCTGACAACAGAGCACGGGACTATGATAATTATTCTGGCAAAATTTTGATTGACGCAGTAAAAAAAGCAGGAATACTAAAAGATGACAGTTGTAAGATTATAAGAAAGTTAGAAATTAAAATTTTGCTGGGGCAGGAAAAAGATAAAATAATAATTACTGTTGACGGGAAACTAAAAAAAGGAGATGACAAAAATGATAAACTTACTTGAATTTGTTCCGCAAAAAGACCAGTATTACACCAAGAAGCCGTTTGAAAATGGCGTGCGTTCGTGTGATATTGGGCTAACAAGATATTACGGGGCTAACCCGTTTAATGAATTTTTAAAAAATCAGATAACGAAAATCACGCAGGGGATTTTTAATCACGCATTTTTAGTAGGCAAAGATGGAACGGTTATTGAAGCAGAAGGGGACGGCGTAAAAGTTAACTCGTTTCAGAAGTATGTTTCTAATGATGATGGCGTTATTATTTTTAGATATACACTATTAACCGAAAATTTAAAAAAGGAAATTTTGTCTTATGCTTATGCGCAGGTAGGTAGGAAGTATGATTATGCAGGCCTACTTGCTTTTATACTTCCGTTTTTGTCTCAAGACAAAGATAAGTTTTTTTGCTCGGAACTTGTTTTTAAAAGTTTTGAAAAGATTGGGGTTAGGATGAGCTCAAAGGCGGACACAAGTCGAATAAGTCCAGCAGATTTATTTTATTATTTGCGGGCGGACAAAAACTTTATCGTTGCCGATATAAAGAATTTAATTGGAGAACGTATTTTTATAAAATATCAAAAACACGGGAAAAAACAACGAGGCAGACACAAATGAGAGTATTATTCTAACGCTATTTAAACGTATAAAATTTTATTATCTTATATCAGGACGATAAAATATACGTAAAAATAACAAGTGCTTATAAATAAAGCGAAAAATAGAACGCATAGCGTTTTTACGAACGCTAAAACGTTTAAAATTTAATTGAGTATTTTAAAGTAAAATTGTGATTTAGATTACAAAAATCTAAAAAACGCTTTATTTATAAGCGAAAAGTAGTAATTACAATACAGATATTTTTATTAAAAAAAAATAAAAAAAATACTTCGGAAGTTAAAAATAAGTGTTAGACAGGACTAACAAATAAGCGTTCTGGCTTGTGAAACTAAAATAAAAAAAAATAAAAAAAATTAAAAAAAATACTTGACAAACTAAAAATTATTTTGTATAATTACAGTAGAAAGAAAGAAAAAAAACAACAGGAGGTGCTGAAATGAAAAATTTAAAAGTAAAAGACATTGAAGGCAAGTGGATTGAAGGAAGGTGGAATGAAAAAGCATATGATGTTTTTGTATTAGAAACAGAAGACGGTAAAATTGCAAGAGGTTACTGGAATCACAAAATATATAAAAACGGGGATGATTTAGTAGTATATATAAACAAAGAAAAAATTTCAAAAGTAAAATCTCTTAACTATGATAATGAATTTGTAAGAATATATTTAAATAATATTGAATATATTGTTAATAAAAAAGATTTGTATGAATCAAATATTTTTTAATTACAGTAGAAAGAAAGAAAAAAAAAAAAACAGGAGGTGCAAGATGAAGTGGAAAAAAGTAAAAATGTTAAAAGCAAGAGATGCAGAAAAAGGAAAAGTTTACTATTCGTTAAATACTCATGAGTATTTAACGAGCGACGGGGAAAACTGGAAGTTGTATTGGCGGAAATTAGGGGAAGTGGTTAACACAGAAGAAATTTTTGCATTAAACAACGAAGAGCCGGAAGTTGATTTATATTTTTAATAAGTTATAAAAAAGTTCTTTAAAAAAAATTAGAGTTAAAATAAAAAAAGGAGGTGAGAGGGCGGGCAACCCTAAAAAGCCCCGGGGAAAACGCCTGAAACCCCGTAAACAAAAGGCAGGCAAAAACTTCCCCCGCCTGCGGGGGACAGAATACGCAGGTAAAAAAAAGGAGGAGAAATGATTTTACAAAAAAATGAAAAAAGTATTAACATCGTTCTTTACAGGGACGATGTTGTTAGAGAGGAATTAGAAAAAATCTTCGGCGGTAAATCGCCGAAGAATAGATTAAAAAAAGAATTAGAAAGAATAAAAAAACTGGATGGGCCGGTACCGGCATATATGCCGGTCATGACCGAAAAATTAAAAACTACAGCATATGTCATATTTAAAAATAACCGGTTCGTAAAAATAGAACCGGTTTTAGAAAAAGTATTTTATAAAGGTAGCGAATTATATCGTTACCTCAAAAGCGAGTTTGACTTTGTCAAACTCGTTAAATTACTAGAGGAACGTGACTATGTCTCTCTAGTATACGTTAACGAGAACTTAGAGTCCTCGATGGTAGCAGACGTAATCTGCTTACTTAACGTAGCACGTCCCGAGACAACTACATGGGACCTTACTACGTGTATTCATAAGGTCCTACAAGAGAAGGGCCTTGTCAGCCAAAATGAGTATTATGATGACATTTGGGAGTTTCTTAACAATGTAATTGAGTTTATTTGATGGTTAAGGAAACTTGCCTTCCTTGAACAAATGGCAGGCAAAAACTTCCCCCGCCTGCGGGGGCAAAATACGCAGGTAAAAGGAGGCAAAAATGAAAAGAAAAAATGAAATTAAAAAAATAAAAATAATTAGAGTAGACAAGCAATCAGGAGAGAGAAGTGAAGAAGAAGAAACGAATGAAGTTTTAAACAG